CTGGTGCTGGCGTGTGCAGTTCCACTCCAGCTATGACCGCTACCGAGCGAGCCATCGCAGTATGGAGTAATGTAATATTTTGCTTCAAGCTGGATAGCATCAAACAATGAGCCTACCAAAAGATTATCTGCGCTTAAAACAACAACCACTTTTGCGCAGTTTGATGCAGTAGTAACCGTTTGCCCTTTTCGTTCCCAGTCGTGTATTCCTGCGGTGAACACAACTGTGTCGCTAGAAATAAGCACATTTGAAGACGTGTATTGCTGCAAAACGACTGATGATGTTCCGCTACCTCCATATTGTTTGCAGCTACCAGACACCGTATACACGGTGCTAGGTGACACCGAAATAAAGTCAGAGTAAATATTGCAGTATGTGCCGTCGGTAAAATTGGTTTGAGCGACATATGCGCCAACAAGCGATTGGTCAGTTTGCGCACGAACAGCGAATGAAGTTGAACCGTCTTTGTTGCTTGTCCATCCTGCCAAATTGATTTCAAATGATGGATTTGTGATTAGGTTAGTCGTTGCTTCTGCAACTTGCACGCTGCCACCCGCAAAGCGACCTTTTGCGCCAACTACGCTATTGGCAACAAGCGGACGCTGCCCTAGATGTCCATTCAGCCCTGCTTGCGTGTCGGCTGGGGCTGTGTCAAATGGCAAATACAGCAGTGGCGCAATGCTGAACCCGACACCATTGCCTATGATGGCTGAACCGTTGATTTTGACGTTGCGAAAATAGCCGTTGTTGGTGTAGATGCCGTAGCCGTTAAGCGTGCCCCAAAATGGGTCAGTGATACCTGTAAGTTTTCCAAGTCTCGCTTTTAGCTTGCTGCCATTCCCCCACGCCGTGAATGAATCCACGCCGTCAGTCACATCTAGGTATGGTGCGTTGCTGTCATCGGCGGTAACGTAAATTGCACCCTGCCGGTTGGTGTCGCTCACGTTGCCTAGCCGCACATATTCGTAATCGGCTAGTGGCACATCGCCACTAGTCAGCGTAGCGGTGAACTGCGTAGACGATGCAACCGCAGTCACCTGCATATCGCTCTGATACGTGCCCGAACCGTTAAATCGCTGCGCACGTATCAGGTCACCGACCGCGAACCCGTGCGGCGTTTCGCTGTCAGTCGTGAGCGTGTATGGCCCGCTGCCTGTCACCGTTTTTATTTTGCCGGTGGCACTAAACATATACGAACCGTTGCTAGCGCGAATTTGATGAATGAGCAACTCATACACGCGCAGCCGCCCGCGCACGTTCAGGTCATCCACCTCAGCGGTTGCATAGCCTGGCCTGCTCACGCCCTGGTCTATGCGCCACCCGCTGCCGGTGAATCCACTGGCAAACAATGCGCCAGTGATGTATGAGCCAGGCATCCGCACATTAGCCGCGCCCCAGCCCGCATCAAAACCAACATCAATAATGCCGCCGCCCACGCGAATAGCGTCCACGCGATTGCCCGAATCGTGGAATGCAAGCGCCGTATAGTCGTTACCGTTCAGAACCAAATTGGCAAAGGTGTTGTCACCGTTCGTCCATTTTGTCGCGGTTGGACTGTAATCGTACGCGACCGTGCCCACTGACAGCCCTGCACGGTTGTTCGTTCCCACCAACGTATCGGCCTGGTTGCCTGGCGCGTAGGCAATGGCGTGTGTGTGGCTGGGCGTGTTGACGTTGTTGATGGAGGCCGCGCTCAGACCACCTGCCCCAAGTGCTGCCGTGCCGTTGGTGGGCAGAGCTACCGTAAAGCCACCAAAGTTAAGCTGGCCCGCGCCGTTCAAAATCACTTGGCCTGCGCCGCTGTGATTCACCTCAGTGCGCAGCAAATACACCGGATGTGGATCAGCCGCACTGATGTGCCCCAACTGCCATGCCTGCGTGTTGGCGGCGAATGCGTCAATATCCACGCCGTCAATCGTTACGCCGCTGCCCACTACGAGGTTGCCTACTAGTGAGCGTGAGCCATCGCGGAGCAATGCGTCAGGATATTGCGCTGTTGCCAATGCTGTCCCGTTGGCCCCACTTGTGCTAATGAGCGATTGCACATAGGGCTTGAGTTGCATCCATAGCTCAGATGTTTTAATCATTAGCCCTGCTCCAATCGAAACACATCATAGTTATTGCGCGTCTCGCGTGTTTTGAGCGTCACACGGTCGCCGCCTGCTTGATATTCCATCTCTTCAATGAACATGGTGAATGCGCCGGCCTCTGAAAATTCCGCGCCCGCCGCGGACACGTCCTTTAGTCGCGCCCATACGCCCACATTAACATGCGTCTTTTCTACTGGCGCGTCCATGTTGTTTGTCAGCCGCCCATCGCGGGCGAGGTAATAGTCATTGCTGCCTAGTATCGGCTCGGCCATCACCACAAGACGCCTATCCTGCGTGACCTGACACATTAAACGCTGACCTGTGCTTGTTCCTGACATCAATAACTCTCCGATGACGGCCTGAGCGTTGGAATCGCCACCCTGATATGGGTTGCTGTAGACGTTGCTAGCTGTGTCAATCTCTACACCGGTTAGAAACTGCCCCGCGCCGCCTGTGGCGATGCTACGAATTTGCTCGGTTGTCTCAATTACGCCGCCTAGATCGAATAGCACGTCGGCATTCGGTGTTGGGCTGCTCCACCCACTGCCGTTGTAGACCAGTGGCACGCCATCAGCGTAGCCCTGCGAGGCATTGGCGCTGATCTGATAGAAATTGACAGCATCAGTCGCCCCGCTACGCCGAATTTTCAGCCAGTAATTCGTAGCAGGCTGCAACAATGGCGGTGTATTAAATGTGAACGTAATCCAGTCCAATGACGGGCTGAGTGCCGTCGCTGCAACAACATCCGACGTTGCAATCACAGTGTCAGGCGCGGTGATGATCGTGTTATCCGTGCAAATATCTACAACAAGGTTATCGGCGGGCGCACCAGCCTTGCTCATGCGCAGCTTCACACGCCCCACCGCGTATGCCGTTGCCCCCGTCAGCCTGAATTGCTGTGCGACTTGCTGCTGTGCAGATGTCGCCCCCAAATGAATAGCCGTCTCACGCACTTCACCTGTCAAATCAAATAGCGCATCCTCGGACTGAGCAACCCATGCACTGCCGTTATAGCGCAAGCCGCTACCACTACTGTAGCCCGCTGCTGAGTTGACCAACCAACGCACAAAATTAGCCGCATCAACTGCACCGCTTCGACGTGCGCGAATCCAATATGTGGTGGCGGGCAACAACGCAACCGGCGCAGCCATTGAAATATCTACCCATCCGTTAGTCGTTGCAATCTGGCTTGCCGTCAGTGTCGCCGTGCCGATCTCCGTTCCAGGAACGCCCGCATTGTTGGCGCAGATGTCAATCAAAAAGCTATCGGCCTGGTTGCCTACCCGCGATAATTTCATGCGCAGTTTCGTCAACGTCATGGCATAGGCCGTGCCGATCTGGGTGATCTGAAACGATTGAGCAAATTGCGTGTTGGCTACACTACTGCCTACTTCCCAATCATTGGTCTCAGGCTCAACGACGTATGCCGCCTGCCACGTCAAGGTAGTGGCAGGCACAACGGTGTAGCTCACACCCAGCGCACCCGCTGAGTGATAACGCCAGTTCAGCGTATCGAACCATCCGCGACAAACCAACACCGCCGACATTTGCGCCCTATCGCCTGGCTCAATCACCGGCAATGGCATAGCCTGCGCCGCAAGTGCTGCCGTCCGTATCGCGTCAGCCTGCGATGGCACAGCGTTGCTGATGCTCACCATCAGTTCTTTTGTGCCGTATGCGGCTACGCTGTCGTCGTTTTGCGCCCATGTCGTTGCTGCCCTTACGCCGGAGTTACTGCTACCCGGCTCAACGTAGCTATACAGCACCATGATGCGATTTGCCATACGATCAATGCTCAGGCCGATCCTGATTGCGCCAATGGTTAGCTGCACCTCGGCCACATAGCCCCACCAAACTGCCTCGCCGCGTGAGTTGTTTAGCTCTACCCCATAGCGCAGCATGGTGAGCAATTGCCACAGCGCAAACTCTTCGCCGCCCACCTCAATCTCTGCGCTGCGGGGGCCGCCAATGACCGTATGGCTAAACCGAGTAGGCCGAAACGTCAGACGCGGCAAATTGCGAGCATCAGCAAAGCTACGATCCAAAAAACGCACCTGTAGGCTCATATCGTGAGCCTCCGAGGGCGATAGAAAACTTTAATTTGTGTTGATCGCAATATCGTATCTGTTGGCGTGACTAACAAATAGATGACGTTGGTGTAGCCTGGCACGAGCATGATAGGGCTGCCCAGCGCCACATAATTTCCAACGCTGCCCGCTGGACTCCAGCCATTGGTGTAGATCAACCCTTTGGCGGGGTCGTCATGCAACGTGACGTTATAGCCAGTGTCGTACCCCAACGATCTCAACAATCGCCACGATTGCAGCGGCGCGAGTTCAACAAAATCAATTGGCACACTAACGCTACCGCTCCCGCTGCGTTTAGTGCGTAGTTCGATTGTTAGCGGATACACATCAGCGGCATCCACGAGATACGCAGGCAGTTGCACCGTTCCCAAATCTAGTAGCGTAGCGTTGTTGCCTACGCTTACCCATTGCCCTTCCCACAGCGTTGTAATCAGATCAATGCTGATTCGCGCTTTAATTTTGATGTCACTTGCTGTCGGGCTGAATGGGATATAGACCAACACGCGAAACCAATTGCCGCCCGCCGCTTCCAGCGTTGTAGATGGCATGAGGTAATACCACGCCGTAATTTCAGCCGTGCCGGTTGCCACTAAATCAATGCCGCTTCCGTTGCTCCATGCTGCATTAGTGACGGTAGATGTGCCGCCGCTGTTCGTGCCACTCTCTGCCTCGATCATGTGCGGAAACGGAGTGCCGCCTTCCAACATGTGAGCGAGGTAGAAATTTTGTGTGCGCGTGACGCTGTTGTAGTTGTTCAGTAGTTCAATTCGTGCAGGCGCTGGAAGTTCGCCTTGAACGGTGTTTGCCTTCACGAAATTATTACGATTATCTACGTCTCTGCTGTGGTTAAACAAATTCACCGACGACCCGCCGGTGACGTTGTTGTAAAGGCCTAGTTGAATTTCGCTGGCGGCCTCCCAGTAATATCGTCGCGTCCATGTCACCGTCACCTGCATTCGTTGATTTAGGTTTGAGTTTTGCACTCGCCCAGAAAGGATTTCACTGCGATACAGCGCCTCGCTGAGGTCTGGGCGAAAACGCACAAAAACCCGCGCACCTACACCTGTACGTTGACGACGTTTTGCTTTCTCGAAAAAGCGATTGAGTGTTTCAAATGCACCGCGTGCTTCGTCTGCCGTGTAATACTGGATAGTCGCGCTTTCGGTCACGTTGCGCCAATAGATGTTAGGCTGCTCCCCGCCGTCCGATTCATCAATGACTGTTCGCGCGTCCTGAGATGGCGCAATAGGCGTGTAGCTCAATAATTCGGCGGGATGCGTGGTCAATGACAATACAACCGTCGCGCCTGGGTCGCCGTCATCGGTGATGGATAGCTCAATCATTGCGCCCTCCGAATCCGCTCGGCTACGCGGTAGGCCATCTCATCAATATCTACATCGCCTGCCACGCGGTCAACGTAGACCGACACGTTTATGTTGCCCGCGCCAACCGTGGCTGGCGCAGTGTTGTTCTGATAACCAAACGGCGCAAATGTCATCGCCCCTGCTACCTCGCGTATCGTGCCACGAAGCGCCGTGCTGCCATCAAGGATGCCTTGCATGATGCCCTGTACAAATGGCTTGCCTATCTCCTCGGCGGCCACTTTGGAGGGCGACGCAATGCCCAACAGCTTTTGTGCCCATTCGGGCAGCGTGGCACTAATCCACTGAGAGAATTTATCTCTAAACCACTGACTCATTCCGCTAATGCCGTCCCACATGCCCTTAATGATGTTTCCGCCCAGCGTAAAAAACTTGGCAGGCAACGATTCCATATAGGTCACGGCCTCGCCCATCAACGACAAAATCTTCTCTTTCACCGCCAACATGCCGCTAGCGATGATGGGCTTAATGGCTTCGATGGCGCTGCCGATCACGGTTTTGATTCGTTCCCAGACGCGCCCAAATGTCTCTTGCAGTGTCTTGAGCGCCCCTGCCGTGTCGCCGTTAATCAACTGCATGGCGGCTTTGACGATGCCTAACACTGAATCAATCACTGTTTGCACAGTTAATTTGATGGCAGCAAAGGCCACATCAAACGCCAAGCGCAACGCAGGCATGACCGTGTTGACGGTGGTTTGAATCGCCGTTAGCACCGTGCCGATGGTGCGTTGAATAAGAGGCCAGTTCTCGACCACCCACGCCAAAATGGGCGCCATCAATGCAATGATGGTGTTAATGGTGGGCGTAAGCGGATCGTTGACAAAGCCAACAATAGAAGTGATGGCGCTGCCAATCGCGGCTTGAATGCCCGGCCAATTGGTGACAACCCAGTTGAAGATGCTTTGAAACGCCGTCAACACTGCACCAAACGTTGGGCTGCTGCTTATCTCGCCCAACATGGCGGGGAGCTTGCCAACGATGCCAATGATGTTGTCAATCACTGGCACCAGGTAATCCACCGCCGCGCCGATGCCAGTTGAAAGCGTTGTCGCCAATGTGCTGATGGCGGTCTGCACGGCAGGCGACCCCAAGAACTGCAATAACACACCCAGCTTATCTTTGAGGACTTCAAAAATTGGCTGCCCGATGGTACGCAACGTGCCGCCTACCCAGTCTTGCAGGTTCGACATCATGCCGTCAAACGTTTTGCTTTGCGCATCCATCATCCCGCCGTATTTGTTTTTCATCAGCTTTAGGACAACTTCCATAGACTGAGGCAACGGCGAGAGTAACGCACCGGATTTGTCGAACTCCAACCCCATTTTGGCAAGCTCGTCACGCGAAGTGATTCCCAATTCGGCCATGCGGGAGATAGCCTCGCCGGTCGCGCCGGTGCTGAATTTGCCCAGTAACAGCGTCATCTCGCTAAAGCTGCTGCCGGTGCCGCTGGCGACATCGCCCGCGATGGTGCGAATTTGTTCGCCCGAAAATCCGAACTTCTTGGCGGCTTCTTCGGAGTGCAGGCCAAAACCTTGTAGGATTTTGTCCGCTTCGACCACCTGGGGGAGTTCAAACGGAGTAGATGCCCCGAATTTGGCGAGATCTGCCAGGCGTTGTTTTGCTGCATCTGCACCGCCCAGTAGCACGCCGAACTGAGTGGCATACGTCTCAAACTGCGCATTGCCCTTCACCATGCCGTCCATGACGCTGCCAAAGCCATCTTTGAGAGCGCTCAGACCCCCCAGAATTACCCCACCGGTCACATGCTGCAATGCGCCGCCCAAGAACGACACGACCTTGCCGCCTGTAGCTTGTGCCTTGTCGGCTAGGCCGCCTATCGCGCTACCAATGCCCGACATGACAGATGAGGCTTCATCTACGGCTTTAATGATGAGATTGGCTTGAGTGTCGCTCATTGTTTACGTTGCATGTGGCGAATGCGATCAACTTCGTTTAGCAGATGCCACGTTCGCCACATCTGCCAGGCATCCTCGCGCAATACCTCGCTCGGCAATTTGTGGAATCGGTCACACATCAATGCGAGGATTAAATCTGGCGGGTAGTCAGTCGGCGCACCAATTAAGGCGAGGGTGATGCGTCTTGATTCGTCTGCCCCGACTGAACAACTAAAAAACTCTTGTTTAACTTCGTGGCTTGCTCCAATAATGGCGCAGCCAACATCGGATCAAGCGCTTTTACAGTTTCGAGCGTGATCGGCACGGCGTTACCGTCCTCATCTGTCACCGACCACGCCCGTAGCATTGAGACACAAATCCACCCCAGCACGTCGTCTTTTTTGTACGACGCGCCAGCCAGTGCCAGCACATCACCGAATGCAATCGAATCAGCAACCTCAAACCACTCACTATCAGCAAATGGTTCACCGGCTGGAATGCGCTGCACCTGGGGCGCTTTGTGGACATATTTCACGCCTGCGCCCCCGTTGTGATCGCGCCATTCACGCGAATACTGATCTCGCTACCTACCACGCTGCCGTCATTGGCCGCCTTCTCGCTCACGCTAGTGATGAACCCGTCAAACGTGCGTTCGGGCTTCCCAATGCCGACACCGCGAGAGCGATACCGCCAGGCCACCATGAGATTCATAATGCCATCAATGAGCGCTTGTGGCGTGCCATCGTAGGCGTTATCCTCATGCAGCACCATAAATTTTGCGGTGTTATCTCGCAACGCCGGAATGTATGTTTTATCCAGCGTGCCGTATTTGGTCGTCTCGGCATCGTCAACTTTTTGCTCAACGCTAAAATCGTTTGAAAACGCCGTTAAAGATGTGTAGCTAACCTGCATAATACGCTCGCCAGCAGCTACCGCACCTGTGCCGCCTGTGCATCCGGTGAATGTGGTGGCGGTCTTGCCGGTGTATGCAACGGTGTGCGTTCCAATGCTCAGCGAGCCGCTTGCCGAAAAGCCAGTTGTGTCCTGTACGGTTAGCGTAGAGGCTGGCAACGTCACACCCGTCACCAACTGCGTGACGGGCGCATATTCAAGAGTTGTGTTATTCGCTAGGAAGTTCGCCATTTTCTTTGTTTTGCTCCTCTACGATCTGGTAAAGCCCCAGCCGTAGCGCGTCATTTATTTGTTCTTGTGTGCGAGTGATCGTCGCTGTTTCGCCAACGTTGATACGTCGGCCTTCCACCAGCAACGTCACTAACGCACAAACGGTTATTGTTTTCATTCAGCAATCTCTGTACGCTGATACAGGCCGCAGCTTTGCACGGTCTGCTTTGAAACATCAGTTAGCCCGTCAAACTCCTCGAATGTTAGGTCGCGTGCCCCAACGGATGGCGCGAACGCCGACCCATCGCCCACATATCGAAAATAGATTTTCGCAACAGGCTTGCGGGGAACATCTACAACTACAGGCTCGTTTTTGCCGCTGGATTTTTTGACTGGTGTCATTTAGATTAGCTCCGTAATTTTCATATCAGCCACAATCATGTAAAAGGCGTTGTCGCCCCATACGATTACGTCAGGCTGAATACTTGTGATTGAACAATCGGCGCACGCACCATCTAGCGTTTTGTTTGCGTCCACGGCATTCATCAATGTCTCGGCGGACTCCTGGCTGGCTTTGTCCTCGTCGGCCAGTAGCCGTCGCTGACTGATGACGGCATACAGCGTTACGTTGTGCGTTCGCCGTTTTGCATTTGCTGCCAGCGTCGAAAGCGTAATGTTCGCCGCCCCAAAATTTGGAGCGGTGGGTAACGTTGCCGTCCACCGGGTCACTAACGCCGGAAATCGAGCAGGCGCTTCGTCGGGCATGGCGGTGTAGCGCACGGCCACCCCCAGCGCATCACCTACAACGTTTTGCAACGCCGTCAATACAGACGCAATCACAAGTATTGCCTCCGCTCGTGGCGCTGAATCCACGTCTTCACATCAGCCGGGTACTCTGATGCCGTCTGAATCGCCCCCTCGCCAACAACTACGCTTTCGCCGGTATTTGTGCGTTTCTGCCAAAAGAAAAACGCCAGGCGCTTAACGATGCGTTTGCAATCCGCAGATGGCGTTTGGCTATATCCCCATACGCCCGTTACCTGAATGTCGTCAGTTGCATCCCACGCCTCACTAACCAACGCTATGGCGTGATGCGGAGTGTGATTGCGCGGCAACAAATACCAATCAGTTGAACTCAGAGTCGCACTATCGCCGTTGACAATTGAAGAAACTGAAATCAGGTCATCATCCATCAACAGCTTTTTGCCGTTGACGGACTCAACGCCAAACGTGCGCGTTGCCGTCACGCCCTCAAAGCGCCGACCTGTTTTAGTTTCGAGGTCGGCTTGCGCTTCATCCAGAAACGTCTGAAGGAGTGCGTTCTCAGCCGTGCTATACGACGACTGCGAACCGCCTGTAGCCTCTGTGATGTAGCTTTTGAACTCTGAGAGCGTGACGTATGCCATCGTTTACGCCTGCGCCAAATAGCGAACAGCACTCGGCAGCATCATGCGCCCGTCGTAGCGCTTGTACCAGCGGAACCCAACCTCGCCAGTGCCCGCATACAACTCATCCAAGCGGCGCATTTCAAGCTGAGCAAAATCGCTGATCCAGTAGTAACTGAAATCGCCAAACAGCACGCTGCGAACACCGGTAGCAGGCACGGCCATGTTGTTGTTGACGAATACGGGTCGGCCTAACAACGTATCAGGCTGACCGGCTTGCAGACCAGGTTGCCAAATGTATTGATTGGTCGAATCCTTTAGCTTGCGGATGAGTTTCAGCGTGGCGTCATTCATCATCCACACGGCGCGAGTTCGATACAGATAGCTGAGCGAGTGATACAGGTCAATCAACTCGTCCGTCGTAATCGCTGCCACCGCCGCCGCCGTCACGCCCAACGACGCACCGGTCACGATCCCCTGAGGCTGGCCTGAGCCGCTGCCAGTCGTGAAGTCGGCGTTCTCGCCCAGAATGAACGCATTAGCCGCATCAGGCGCCACGATCTGGCCGAACGTGTCAATGCGGCTATCGTTCAATAGTTCATCCGTCACCTTGCTCAAGCGTGTGTACTTGTAGGGGGCGAATTCCACCTCGCCCAGCGTCGGCTCGTTCTGGTTGAAGGCCGCACTCTCAGCAGTCAACACGGCACGACTGGTGTTGGTCAGAGTAGGCACTTTGAATGCCGTTGTGCCGTCCACGGAGATGACACGCGCTCCGGCCTGTCGAATTAACGAACCTTCCAAAATCGGCTTCACAACTTCGTTGCTGTACTTGATGGGCACGAGGAAACCGCCTTGTGCCGCTGTGCCTTCGTTCATTGTGGCTTTAGCTGCATCGCTCAACTGCACACCGCTGCGGTCGCCACTGCGAAAGTAGCGCATCCATGCGCTCTCGGCCTTTGCGGCATCTGCCTTTGCGGCATCGTTGGTTTGCTCGGTCTGAAACAACGCAGGCCGCCCAGCCTTCACCGCTGCATCGTTAAACTCTTTTAATTTTGCAGCCAACTGCGCATCTACCTGCGCCTTCACCGCCGCCTCAGCCTTAGCCGCCGCCGTCTCAGATTCTTTCTTGGCATCCTCGGCCTCTTTTGCTCTCTTCGCCTCATCGGTGAATCGTTGGTCAATCATGCTCGTGATTTTTTTGAGCAATTCGTCGCTTTCCATTTTTTTATTACCTGCCTTTGTTGCTGCATCGGCGACAACATGCGCCTTTGCGTCTAAATTTGAATTTTCGGATTCATCGGGGAACTCGCCCTTTATTTCGTCAAGCAACTGCATGATGTGCTGGAGTCTTTCACGATTGCGCCTCGCAATCTTGGCCCCGGCTTTTGCAGCCGCCTCGCCCGAATCGGACTCGTTGCCGATAAATTCCTCGTAAAGTGCCTTGAGTGCTGGCACGGCAATGGCCTGCGGATTGACTGCCGTAGAGGCCGTCTCAGCATCCATAAGCGACATCGCCAGAATAGGCCATGATGACACGCGCCCTGCTTTGCCCACGATGCCTACAGGCCGCACCAGGTGCGGAGCGCTGTCGGATGATGCGCGTGCCATGCCTTTTGCGGCATCGCTGTAAATCTTTTCAGCGCGTGGATCACCCTTTTTTAGGTATGTGTCAAACCATTGACCTTGTGCGTCTCGCTCAGCACGGACAGCACGGCCTAGCAATTTCACGGCTTTGGCGCTTTGCTCACCGTAGCCATGCCAGTAATAGACGGGGATTTCGCCAGCATCGCCCAAATCCGTTTGCGCGTCGAAAACCTGCCCCTGTCTGTCTACGCCGTGTGGCAAGCCCAAAACGCGCAACTTGTATTCGTTGCCCGCGTCGCCAACGGCCTTAACTGCAATAAATTCGTCTGACATTGGAAAACAAAAAGCGCCCACACCAAAAAAGATGTGGGCGCGTACGCCTTTTGAGTAATTAACTTGACGAAAAGTATAGCACTATCGTGTTATTTTCGACACGGTGATACGCCCGATTTCGTTCACCATCGCCCGCCGTTGCGCTGCCGTGTTCGACCACGCTCGCGCGAAAAAATTATTTGGGTTAGTGCCAGGGTGTCGCACGCGAAAAGCAAAACGTGGCCTGCCATCGCTGCCCGCCCAACGCAACGGATAGCCGCGTCGTTTTGGCTTGATGATGTGCGGCTTTGAGCCAAACAACACGGTTTTTACCACCACTTCGGGGCGGGCTTTGTTGCCCGCTTCGAGACGTAGTTCTACGTTTTTCGTGCCGCGCCCAGTAACCTTATAACGAATGCTATCGCGCAGCGTGCCACTTTCGCCAGGCTTGCCCGACTGAGGCGCTTCGGACTGCGCAGATAAGCGCAACAATCGCCCATACTCATCAAGCTGTTGGGTCGCCGTGTCTATGACGGCCTGTTGCGCCTTAGTAATTCGCCCCTTTAGGGCAGTCAACTCATTTACGTTAATCGTTACCAAATTAGCCATTGATGGTTAGCTCCTCAGCGTAGTATGCGCCGCCCTCACGCATGATGAAAAGCGGCGCAGCCTTCGTGGCCTCGCGCCCCAAGTGCGCCCCAAATCTCACGATCTTCTCAACGGTTTTGTCTCCGTCTGGGGTGACGAGGGTCATGCCCACATAGTCGGCCACAACCGGCAACGCCTTAACAGATGCAGCGGGCGGCATGGTGGGCGTTGTTGCCTCGGTTAGCACAGTCACATCATCGGCGCGGGGGTCGTCAATGTGAGGGTTGTTAGTCATCTCTCGCGCTTCATTCACTGTAATAATGCCGCCCTGTAGAAGTAACACCGCCCGTTGCGCACGTTCGCTAGCATCCTCTTGCAAAGCCGGAATTTCGCTCAGATCATGCTCGAAATACAAATCCTCGCTGCCCTCATATTCGGCATGCAACAGGGAGTAGGTTAGCTCCTCTGCAATCATTTCCAATTCAGGGATAGCCCACAACTCCCAAAAATGACGAGATTGCACGGCTGCATTTGCCAGCATCGATGCATCAGAATAATCACCAGCAATGCTAGGTGGCACTGAGTAGGCCGCCATAATCTCTTTTGCCAGGCGCATCATCCGCTCTTCGCGCTGTTGTTCCTGTGCCGTCAACACCCCGCTTTTGTAATCTGTGCCTTGCGGCATGTGAATGTCTCGCCCTGCATTTTTAGGGTCACTACGTTTTGCGTCCCATTCCTCGCTAAGGCGCATTCGATCAATATTGAGATATGTCGCGTCATACGTGACGATGCCGCCGCCCTGCCCACCGCGTTTGTCTATGGCCTCCTGCGCAGTGTCGGCCATTTGGTAGCGGTTGATTGCGCCCAATGCACCATGCGTCGGGCTGTTGGCCTGCGGCGTGCCATCGTCGCCTTGATACCAGAGGCGAATTACGTCCTTCGGGTCGTACAGCACGTTATTCACGGCGTAGCGGTAGCCCGCGATGAAATTGTTTGCGTCCGGCTCAATCATCACCAGATGCGCAGGTAACACATACAACGCGCCAACCGACATAGCGCGAAATTTGAGGATGTAGCACGTACCATGGATGGCAAGCTGACGTTCAATTGTCATCCTGAACGATTTGGCGTTGAGGTTAATTCCGTTCACATCCCGCAACAAATCTAAAACGGGATGGTCAATAACTTCCCGCTTTTTGTCGCCGCGACCACGATACAGTTTCATGGGCGCTTTGGTCACGGCGTAGGCGCGGGCAGCCACGCAGTTACGCGCCCAAACATTTTGATTGACAGCCTGCACCCAACCGGTAGGGGCATTAGCAAACGTGGTATCACCTGTGCCAGCGCTGCCCCACCAGAAGCCATTAAAACTTTTCGGAAGTGCCTTCACTGCAAACCGCATCGCAATTCGTTGTAGTAGTCCCATGTCTATCCCCATCCTCCACCGCTATGTCCAATGTTCAAATCAGTTAACGCCCAAACGAGCGCATCCATGCGGTCGGGTGAGTCGGCTGCACCTGGCACCCAGTTACACATCTGAGATTCAAGATCAGCAAACGCACCAACGTGATGCACAAGGCCGCGCTCGTACTTAGCGCTAATCGGCTCGGCGCGGGTGTATTTACCCCGCGTCGCCCTAACCTGACGCACGTTGACTAAACCCTCTATCCCCCTCATGGTCAAAATCGTATGCTCAACCATGTCTCCACCCTGATTAACTTCGGCAACGATGCAATCCGCCTTAAATTGGGCATATAAATCAATTACGCGCTTGCCCCATTCGGCAGGAGTGCCCTGCAAACTCCCGTCTTCCAAAACGTAGCCATCTCCGTTTTGGGCAATGCCCGCAACCACGATACCGCACTCATCGCGCTTGCTGCCTGCGGGCGGGTCTACGCCCACCACAATACGCTTTAACTCCGGCGCTGCACGGACGCGGTGCGCCTCTATCGTCGCCAATTTCCACAGCGCACCTGGCACATCGTTCAGCAATGCCCCTTCGATTTCTTGCTTCCCCAATCGTGTACCGATGTAGGGTTTTAGCACCGTGTCAAAAAAGACGGGCGATAAATTGCCGCGATTGTCGAAACTGCTTCCGACTACGTCTACTGTTAGTGGGTCGGCGATGAGCTCCTGAATTAACGGGATGGGGCGCGGCGTGGTCGTTACGCACACTTGGGGTTTATTCCCCACACGCAAACCAAACATGAGGTTGTCCCACGTCTCACGCGGGTATTTGAATTTTGCCAATTCATCAACCCACGCGCTGCCGTGCTGGGGGCCGCGCAATTGGTCGGGTTCGTCGCCGCTGTAGGCAATGGCGACCATGCCGTTAGGCCATGTGAGACGACGCTTCGAGGTCTCATACGTGGGCATAAACCAGGGCGGGCTTACCTGCCTGATGCTGGATTCAAAGGTATCAATCATTACGTCTCTCACATCCGCCTTCGTCTGACCAATTAGTGCAATGGGCGCATATGGCCCGCGCTTTGCTCGATCAATAACCCACTCTGCGCCCGTCCTTGTTTTGCCAAAGCCGCGCCCGCTGCGAATGAGCCACACCAACCAATCGCCAGGCGGCGCAATCTGTTTAGGACGCGCCCAAAATGACCACTCGTAAAAAAGCGCCGCAGCATCCTCATTACTCAACTCCGCCAGAAACGTTTGCCTCTCTGGTTCTGGCAACGAGAGCAGCAAGTTTGCTGATAAGACGATCTTTTGCTGTTGCAAGTGGGTCATATGGGTCTTTGCCGTCCGGCGTGGTAGGCGCTAATTTCACGGCTGCATCTATTCCATAAACCTTGATGCGCCGATCTATGCACCACTGCACGCCGCCTAAATGCTCGTGTTCGGTTGTGTTATTCCATGCCGTCCAGCGTTCACGTTCGAGATTGTCAATTTTTGCGATTTCCTGCGCCTTAAACTCGTCGTATGTTTTTGCAGTTTCGGCGTGCCATTCCTCGCGGATAGATTTAAGGTCAATGCTTACCTGCGACTGACTGATGCCTAATTCCTCCGCAATTTGCTCTTGAAATTTGCCTTGCAATGTCATTCGCGCAATCTCGCGGCGATGCGCAGCGCGTTGAGTGGGATTACGTTTTTGGCCTCGTTTGCTCATATTTCCGCCTGTACCTCAAACCATGTTTCAAACGTGTTTGCACCACTCATCCATTTCACCTCAACGCGATAGAGGCTACCCGCTACCAAATTTGCGATTGCGCCCAGTGTGATTACGTTGCCTGTGACGCTTGCCGTCCCGCCAATAGCAGTGCTGGCTGTTTGATTTTTTATTTGCACCGTAGGCGATTCAGGCGTGCCGCCCCAGGGTGTTGTATCTATGGTGTAGGCAATACTCTCGTCCTCGCCCTGCACTATGTCGCGCTCTTTTACCTGTCTGTTCATCGTGGTTTGTCCTCCAACGTCAACGTAATAGGCCTAACTCGCAGCGTTAAACTGTTCAGGCGCGGTGATAGCGTTAGTAGCGTGGAGCGCACTCTAAGCGTAAGAACAGTGTTTGATGAAATGTTGTTTTCGATGACGTGGACACTGCCTATCCAAGCGCCGATGGCATGGCCCGCTTTGCTCACGGCCTTCACATCAAAGCCGCTGCCTACCCAGACCACTTGCCCAACGCCGCCCTTGTTTGCAACTTTGGCGTCCGTGCCACTGCCAGTCCATACGCCCAGTACCGCCCCTGTTTTGGTTAGCTGCAACACGTCGTAGCCGTCGCCATGCCACACGCCTATACCGGCCCCCGCTACGCTCACCGTTTTGGCATCTGCGCCATTGCCTATCCATGCGCAAACTGCACTGCCCGTCTTGTAGATGTTGGATGCGCTGCTGTCGAAGCCGGAGCCTATCCAAATCCCAACACCCGTACCACTTTTGCTTACAGCTTTTGTATCGGTGCCGCTGCCTACCCATGCGCCAACGCCAACGCCGCCTTTGCTCACAGAAAGCGTATCGCCGCCCGATGCAACCCACGCACCAGCCACACGGCCTGCCTTGCTGGTGGATTTGGTGTCAAAGCCAGAGGCACCCCACGCACCCGATGCGCTGCCCGCTTTGCCCAGCGCCAGCGTATCAATGCCCGACCCACTCCATGCACCCACTGCGGCCCCAGTCTTGCTCGTCGTCTTGGCATCCACACCAGACCCGACCCACCCAGCAATTGCGCCGCCTGCTTTCGAGATCGTCGCGCCGGTTGAATCAAAGCCGGAGCCGACCCATACGCCTATTGCGGCCCCCACTTTGGCGAGTGCCTTGCTGTCTGCACCGCTCCCCACCCACGCGCAAATTACAGCACCGGCTTTGGTGACGCTCTTGGTATCGGCACCTGATGCAACCCATGCTGCAATACTCTGCCCGGTCTTCGACGTTGTTTTAGTGTCGCTGACGCTGCCCGTCCACGGGGCCAGGCCGCTGCCAGTCTTGCTTAGCGTCTTAGCATCGGTGCCACTGCCAACCCACGAGGTCGTTGCGCCCCCCGATTTACTGACGATCTTTGTGTCTGTTCCGCTACCTCGCCAAATGCCGGTTGCGCTGCCGGTCTCGCTGAGCGATTTGGTATCTGCACCGCTGCCGCTAAAGCCAGCAACCGCGCTACCTGTTTTGTTGACTCCCGACGACGGAGCGCACGCCTCAAAATCGTCGGCATTAACATCAAACGTTGTTCCCGTGAGGTAGAAACCTATGCCAGGCGCACCGGTCGGGTGCAGATTGAGCGCGTCCGTGTATTGCCCAATCTGCAAGCCATTCCTAAAAATGGTGATGACATTGCCTTCAATGTCAGCTTCAAGGAGATCACCATTCGCAAATGCTGTAGATATGGTTTGTAGTGCAGATACAGTTTGGCTAGTGGAGTGATCTATGTAAACGTTGAATCCATCAACGTAGACCAAATAACATTCACCAAACGAACAACGCAATGCAACACCCGTTGCGTCATCCGATGCGGTGATGTTTCCAACAACTACGCCAACTCGATAATCATTGCCTCGCGCACCCCAGTCGTTGCGGAAAACGAACCCAAAATCGTTGCTGTTGCTGTTTGGGTTTAGGGTGGCCGCGCCGCTGGATACGATGACCTGGGGCCTGCTGGCCCCAATGCCCTGCGTCCAATTGCTGCTCAACCCGCTGGCAAAGTCGTCGCTAATGCAATCGCCAGGCGGTGGCGCAGGCGCAGCCGGAAAGAACCAGTCACTCAGAATGAGCGATGCGCCATCCGTCCGCGTGAGACGAGATCGTCTCACGCGGACGGAGCGCACAATTTGCCCCTTGCCGCTGGTGTCGCTCATGAGGAGTTATGGCGTGTAATCGCCCATCACAAAGCTGCCGTGAATGAGGCCTGTATTTGTAGCGCTGCATTGCACCATCAGCGCCAAACACGCATCATCATAGATGCGCGGGAAACCCAGCGCGGCGAAGTCAAGCACCTGCGCAACATTTACGAGTGGGATGGGTATCTCTGCCACGCGCCGCAGCAGGGTAAGCCCAATATCGCCCGCCGTTCCCGATGACACGCTGCACGTCAACGATGCGACTGCACGCACGCCGGTATCACCCGCAGCAAGGTTGAACATGAACATCTGTCCAACACTCTCAGCGTTCGCCGGATGGGTATAGGTGGCGTTGTTGCCCGCGTTGCCGTCTTGATCGGTGTAGCTGGCCGTCCACGTCGCGCCGGTCGCGCCTGGAGCGGCGTAAACCTCACCCCACAACTCCACGCCTGCGCCTAGCGCCGCGCCGTTCGCATCACGGCTAGGAATAGTGCCAGGTGAAGTAATGTTTTGCGCGGTGGTGATGTTGGTTGCAAAGCCGCTGCACGCCCATAACCGATCGTAAAGAATCAACGTGCCAACCGTCGAGCCAATCAGCGACATTTTTGCCAGCCGCTTTTGTGTGGCGCTGTTGGTGTGCAGAAACGAACCAGTCGTGGCGTCGGTCGGGCTGTAACCGCTGCCCGAGCTAAACAGCGGCGGGTTTGCACCTGCTGCGGGCACCAAGCCCGCTTTCCACAGCGAATGCCACGTCGCAGCGCCCTCTGCGGACTGGCTGGTTTTGATGAACGGGAATACTGTGTTCGCGCCTGCAAGCAGCGCGACCACCTTATCCATTTCGTTTGCCATGTTTACCCGTCCATCTGCGCGCCCGGCGTTACGTTGATCGTTGTGCCTGCGTTAATGACCTCGGCCAGACCATCATCAAAGTTTGCAAAGTAGATGATCGTGTCACCCGCACCGCTGGCGCTGTTTGTGGCGACGAAAAACCCGTTCACCGTGCCCCATCCGCCCGCACCGGCAGCGGGGAAGGCTTTAGCCGCAGATGTGACAATCTTGCGTCCGTTGCCATTTGTGGTGTTCGGCCCCCAATCACCAGTAGCGATAGCCTGGCGCGCATATCCGGTACCAACTGCCTCTGTCCATCCAGAGGGCGTTGCACCGCCAACCGCCGTCCGCGCTGGAACTGTTGTCGCGGTCTGCGATGTGAACAAGCCGAGGAATAACGTTGTATCCACCGTGCCCCCCTTAAAAATTGCGTTGATGATGTAATCAAGCCCCTCATCGGGGAATATCTCTGCCATTGTTTATTACCTCACTAATTGAAATATTTGTAAGCAACAAAAAGCCGCCTATTACCAATGCCACACATGCGAAGAAGCCGACGAAAAAACCTGCCATAAATTCAATGCCGTTCATACGTTAGCGTTTGGTCGTTGTTGGCGCATGTTTTTAATCAGCATCTCCATGATTCCGTATCTCTCGCATCGCTCAATCAAACTTTGTGCCTTTTCGCTTTTGTTATCACCTGGCAAATCGTCGTAATCAACCAGCAAGCCAAATGCCAAAGCGCGTAACTCGCCGTCGTCAAAATGTCTTTGTAACGCCTCAAGTGCTATGTGCCGTAGTGGGTGTGCGATGATCTTCGGCGCAGTCGGAGAGGTCTCTAACCCAACTGGCCTTACTCGTTTGGGCGAACGCGGTCGGCGATGAGTTTCACGTCAGTTTGAATTTCGTTCTGATGTTGCTCAATCCGATCTACGCGGTTTACCAAATGCTTGTGGGTGTCGTTGATGGCCTTCATGGCTGCCGTGTTACCAATGATGACGGGCACCAACACCAGCAATTCGAGCGCCGTGGCGATAACGATCATGGCGTTACTATCCATCTGTTTTTTTATCCGTTTCAGGCTTCGGACTGATGAGGAACGTTGCCTGATTTGCCACCAACGCCGCAATGACGGCATTGACCAGCCCCAACACACTGGGCCGGTCGCACACCGCAACGGCGATAACACCGGTGCAGCTCAGCGCAAACGATGCCCCAGCCACCAACACGATAAGGATGCCCATCGCCAACCGCTTGTAGTCGCTGTCCAGTTTGGCAAACGCGCTTTTGATGCCTGGGATGTAGCTGAATACCAGCGACAACACCACGCCCGCTACCGCACTCAATTGATCTGCTGTCATTCGTAAACCTCCGTGTGAATGGAAAACAAAAAGCGCCCACACCAAAAAAGATGTGGGCGCGTACGCCTTGTTTTCTGAACTTGTCGCGGGATTATATGCCTATTTGAATCGCCTTGTGTCCACGATAGACACGTTCTCCGTTTCACCATCGGCACACGCATGAACAAACGGGGTGAAGGCCGTCACTTCGGCCTTCTTGCCATTGACGCGGATACTGACGCTGAAATCTCTAGGCGACTCGCGGTGAGTTGCCCACTCTGCCCACGCCGCCAGGGCAATCGCCTTAAACTGAACTGGCAAAGCCGGAAAATGAAATTTCATATGAAATACAGGTATGAAATAGTCGTTTTATGTCACGACCTCCGCACCCTCGCATTGTATCCAGCGTGGCTATTTTTGCTTGCCATTTGTAGCAATCTGTTAGCAAATACAGATTTTTCGCTTAGATTTTTTGTAATTTATTTAATATTTATATCTCTTTTACTTAGAGACATTATGTTAGTAGAGTAAGTAGAGTATTGGTTTAAAAGTCCCTATAGAGAGGGGTAGATTGGAAAACAATAGGCAATACTCTACTTACTCTACTAACATAATAATTAACCCCCACATATGGCGTTTACATCCAAAAACTTGTCAGAAAACGCCAGATGTGGGGGGTAATGATTTAAGGGTTTTATGACAAGTGACGGTCTATCTTTGCGTAGGCGAACGTTTTTGACGTTCTAAGTGCCATAGCTGGAAGTAAAATCTCTGCTACCCCTGCGCCCCATTGGTGGGCACTGAATGCCGCCCGACTCGTAATCGGGCGGTTTTGTTTTGTGGTCATGCGTCACCACCTTCAACGGTTGGCAACATGCCGCCCACCAACGTAGCAAAAGAAGTTGGCTCAGCCTTGCGCCAGGCGCGTTTGGTCTCGCGGTAAGCAGCACGAAGCAAGGGGTGAATGACGGCAGTGCGGGGTACGGTGTCAACCATTCGTAACCTCTGCCGAGTGTTGAGCTTGTAGTGGTGGGGGAGGCGTGATTAAGCCCATGCGCTCCAATTCACGCCTAATGATTAGCGCAGCCTGGTCGCGTGTAGATCGCCTTTCGACAGACGCAAGTTGCGTCAGCGCTTTTACTTCCTCATCGCTTATCCTGATAAAGATTTTGCTCATGCCACCTCCGAAAAGAAAACTCGCTACACCTAACAGCGTAGCGAGTTCAAAGCCGGATGGTGGCTAATGGATGGGTGAAAAGTGGAGGAAAATAGGGGAAAGAATGGTTATTTGGGTTTCTTGGGTTTCTTAAGTCCCCTTGCTGCGAGGTCGTCTTTGACTGTTCCATCTGTGGTGTCAATACCGTACCGTTCTTTTAGAACCTGAACAAGCTGATAGCGTGTATGCCAGGATTTATCTTGAATCTCCGCAATAGCATCTCGGCGCTTCTTTTGGTCCGCGGTTTCTGTTGGCTGACTTTTCATCAAAGGGCGGTCATACGCCACCGGCTGAGCGTGGCTAGTTTTGTAGCTACCTGCCGATGATGATGTAACGCACTCGCCCGCTTGCATCCCTCACAAACCACCGCCCAGGAATGGCAAGCCTGGGGGCCACTACCCACGCCTGGGCAGGAAAGGCATGGGCCAACTCAAACCATATCTCTTCAGTGTTTGATCCGATTTGCCTAGCCGTTGCCCTTGCTGCCAGAAGCGCGGAGTCGAGTCGTTGCTCCACCGGATTTATTGACGACGCGATGCGTTCGTACAAACGTCTCCATAAGCTCAATTGCTCTTGTTTGATCGTCGGGGCTGAGTAGGCCAACGAGCGCGCGAATCTTGCGCGCTGCGGGGCTTTCTTGTTCGGCATTGTTTACCTCGTGTTCTTGCGTCAATCCTGCCTTCAGCAAAACGTAATCCACCGGCAATTTGACGACCTTTGAAAGTTCAAGACAAAACTCCGCGCTGGGCGGCTGCTCATCTCGTTCCACTTTGCTGATGTACGACTGCCCAAACCCCGTAGCTTGAGCTAAATCGCCTTGCTGCATGTCCAAACTCTTACGAGTGTCGCGCATCCACTCGCCAAAAGTTTGAGATTGATCGTTGTTCACAAAGCAAATTCTATGTTCTATTCCTGCATGAATTTCGCATTCACCTATTGACATTTAGTCATGTGTGACTATTATATTCATATAGAGATATGACTACGAATTCACCAATCAATCCTAAGCTGATCGAGGCGCTCACGCCGCCCGATGTGCCGCCCGCGAGCAGCACGGCTGTTCTGCTGGACGACGACGTATTGCGCGGTGTGCAAGCGCTTCGCCAAGCTATGGCTGGCAAGCGCAGCCAGCGCGGCATTGTCAACGATATTTTGCGGGCGGTCATTTTCGGCAATGACTTCAACTACCTATTCAACCTGGAGGTGGGCGCATGAAAAAAAGCCGCCGTTGCTGTGAACAACGCGGCTAAAAGCAAATCCCCCGTGAAGAGGCTACCTGCTTGCAGGGGAGAGTAGCACAGCCTCTAACCCACTGTCAACCCGTTCCCCGCATTTTTATTTTCACCAAAGCACGTTTGAGGCACACATGAAAAATTCATTTAGTTATCGCGGCATCACTGTCAAAGTGCAGCCCATCATCAACATGGGGCGCAAGACTGGCGTCAAGTTCAGCTTCACCCACAACGGCGAGTACCGCCAGGCGTTCACCGCCCAGGCAATTGCAGCCATCGCCGACGATCTTCTGGCGTACAACCTTATGGCGACCGAGAAGCCCGTCAACCCGCTCACCCAGGCGTCCCACAGCGCAAAACGGGCCGCCATGCGTGGCAGCGTAGACAGCAGCAAGGGCGACCTGCCCTTTGGGGGCTAAGCGGCCATGAGCAGCTTCTACCAATGGCGCGGCACATGCGCCGACGATTTAGTTTGCGTGATTGCGGCGGGGAAACCTGCCGAGACACGGCGATGGGGTTTCAAGCCCGTCGTGAGCGATTCCTCCTTTTTCTCCTCTGTGCCAGCCGTCGCCCTTGAGCAAGGCGACGGTGAGGGCAACACGGAGGCGAACGATGAGTGAGCAACCCCGAACGACGGTGAGGCTTAACTACCGCGACATCCAACGCATCAAAAATCGTCAGCGCAAGATCAGGAGCGTCGTTATCAGCGTCCTATTTGTTTTGTTGGTGGTGATCGTAGCGCGAATGGCAACGGCACAGAGCATGAAACCACGAGCGTTTTTGCCCATCGTCAACAACAACTTGCCCTACATTCTGGGTGACCCGCCGATGATGTGTGGACTGCCAGGCACTGAGGCGTGTCCATGAGCTTTTCCTACTGGCACAACGATGTAGATCGTTTGCTCAATGACATCACTCACATCAACATGTTATGCGGCGTGCCATGCGCCATCAAAATGCAAATGGTCATAGCCCGTGTCAGTTGGTTCAAAGCTCACGAAAACGAGGACTACCACGAGGCCGACGCGGCCATGAACCAACTGTATGAGCTAGAGCGTGACTGGCCGCCGATGACCGATAGCGAAGCCGCACCGTATACGGCTTCGCTCAGATCAGAAATATACGGACAAACAAATTAACGACCGAAACATTCAAAAAGGACAAAAAATGGCAACAAATACCAAAACACAGACACCAGATTACGGTTACTTTGACGAAGGCGCAGACTTGCAAGAGCAGACGTTGCAAGCGATGGGCTTTCGCCGCGTGCAGCACTTCAACGAAAGCACCACGTATCACCGAGGCTCGGTGATCGAACGTGGCGGATATGGCATCAGAAACGAGGATGGCAACGCTCCCCAGATCGGCAAGACTGAGACGATCAAACATCGCGGCAACAACAGTAGCGTGATGAACGTTTCTCAGTCGCTCGATGTGGCACTCATCGGCTTCAGCCCGCGCTATTTCGTAATTGAACCGCCCCATGGCAGCGACCTAAAGGCCGAGATTTCGCCCACCTATCAGAGGAATTTACCGGAGGGCTGGAAATGCCGAAGCGCCATCAGCCTGTTTGTGGCAGTGAAGGCCGACGAAGAGCGCAACCTCTACGAGTGCAGCTTCAAGGGCTACAACACCGACGATGCAGCAAAACTCATCAACCAGGCCAAAGCCATCGTCGCCAAGCTGAGCGATGAAGCCAGCGGCAAGCGCGGCAAGCCCACCCGCATTCACACGTTCGGTCTGTGGCTGCCACTGGGGGTAGCCGAAAGCCGCATGGTGGGCACGATCGAGCAATCGCCCGTCACGCCCCCGAAGTGGAACATCATCGAAGGCGAGAACCTCACCCCTCGCATGGTGAGCAAAGACGACTACCTTCGCTTCATCGAACTGCGCAAAGAACTGGATGTGTTTTTGGCGACGGGCCGCTACGAAGGCCGACAAGTCGCGCAGATTGTAGCCCCGCAAGCCCTTCCTGCGTTGGCAAGCGCAGACGCAGACCGCTACTAAAACTTCAAGTGGGCATGGCCTTGTGATGAGCAAGGCCATGCCAAAGGATAAAACATGAAAGACGATTTTGAAATTTTTGATGTGAGCGCAAACGGCAACGGTGCAGATGCAACGATGGCTGAGCAAGCCCGCAACGACATCTACGCCGGTTTTTTGGCAAACGAGAACGGCTATCTGGTCGCAACCATGATGGACATTGACGACAGCTACAAAGCGCTGGCGCAGGCGCGTATTGTCCTGAGTGACGCGACCGACAAAGTTAACGATTGTGCCGATGCCCTCAGTGTGGCCGAGGCCGAAATGATTCTGGGCGGGCATGTGACGGGCAGCAACGAGACGCAGCGCAAAGCCAAGTTGGACGACATGACGCGCGGCTTGTCGTCCAACTTGCGCAATGCTCAGAAGAGCCAACGCGTCGCCCAACTCAAATACGACCTCGCCAGAGACGGCGTAGAGCAGTGGCGTTTGTTTGTTCAGATCAAGGCCAACAATTAGGGCAACTACGTTCATGCACAGGGCGGTTCCCCCTAGCTCTGTGCATGAACGGTTGCAAAACACAACTATGCAAGTAGAACAAATCATAAAAATCCTAGAGATGGCAAATAACAGCGCAAGCACGCCCGCAGCCGTAGATGTTGGCGGGTACGAGGTCGGCAAAAACTACCTCATCCGCACCGTGACGTTTATTTACACCGGCCATCTGGTGGCGGTGTACCACGACACGCTAAAACTAACCCAAGCCGCCTGGATTGCCGACACGGGCCGCTATGCCGATGCGGTAGAGCATGGGAGTTTCGATGAGGTCGAACCCATCAAAGTGCCCTACGTCCTCATTGGGCGCGGTGCGATTGTGGACGCGCAGCCCATCCCTTTTGCGCTGCCCGACAGCCAAAAATGAACCAAGCCATTTTGAAAAACGGATTCGATTGGTCGGGGTCTCGGTCGGGGTCTCGGTCGGGGTCTCGGTCGGGGTCGTGGTCGGGGTCTCGGTCGGGGTCTCGGTCGTGGTCTCGGTCGTGGTCTCGGTCGTGGTCTCGGTCGTGGTCTCGGTCGGGGTCGGGGTCTCGGCCTCGGACGTGGTCTCAGTCTCGGCGGTGGTCGGGGTCGGGGTAACCAAAAGGTGGCACACTATGAACTTCAAACAAGCAGCATTGCAGTACGCAAAAAAAGGCTGGGCGGTATTCCCGCTCAAGCCAAAAACAAAAGAGCCGGCAACAGCACACGGTTTTAAAGACGCGACCACCGACGCAAGCCAAATTGAAACCTGGTGGAACAGCAACCCCAACTACAACGTTGGGGTTGCTACCGGCGAGGTTAGCGGCGTGTGGGTGTTGGATTTAGACGGCTCGGACGGCATAGCCCAATGGGACAAACAGCAACTCAATTGGGGGATTGAGGTAAAAACTCTCTCGGCGAAAACGGGTGGCGGCGGCAAGCACCTGTTTTTTAAGCACGTTGGAGTAAAGATTAAAAATCGCACTAATCTATTGCCAAACGTGGACATTCGCGGCGATGGTGGGTATGTGGTGGTTGCGCCTTCGGTGCATCCCAACGGCAACGTTTACGAATGGTTGACCAATGTTTGATGTTGCAGACACCCCGCCACAACTGTTTAACCTGTTGTTTGACGACGAGGCGTTGGCGAAAGCCAGGGGCGAAAAACCCCAGACACAAATCTACGAGCTCAGCGGACGCGCACCATCACGTTACTACGAGGTTGCGCTAGAGCGAGAGTGCGACCGTGTGCGTAACGCCCTCAAGGGCACTCGCAACGATACGCTCAACCGAGCAGCGTTTTCACTGGGTCAGTTGATTTGTGATGGTGGCCTTGACCGCCCAACCGTTGAGCGCGAGTTGATGAGAGCGGCGCTGGCGTGTGGATTGGGTGAGGCCGAAGCTGCAAAAACGATCAAAAGCGGTTTGGACGATGGCATGATGCACCCCCGGCAGATCAAACCGATGACACAGCATACGCCAGCTAGCTACGCCGAGGAGCAGGCCGCGAATGTAGTCGCTGCCCATGAGCAAAAGGACGAGAGCTATCTGATACGGCTGCCTCTGACTGACTTGGGCAATGCAGAGTGTTTGGCAGAGCGGCACGGCGAAAACGTGCGTTACGACAACATCAACAAAAAATGGCTGATGTGGGACGGGCAACGGTGGGCGATGGACTCGCGGCGTGCCGTAGAGCGCATGATGAACGAAACCATGCGCGCACGACGAGACGCATACAACAAAGACAAAAACGAAATTGGATGGAAGTTTGCCATTCGCAGCGAGAACGCTGCCAAGATCGAGGCAGGCATGAAGCGGGCGCAAGCGTTGGAGGGCATCGTAACCGTTGTACAGGAATACGACACCAACACCATGTTGGCGTGTGCAGGAGATACGACGATTGATCTAGAAACGGTGACGATGCGACCCAGCAACCGCAACGACCTCATCACCATGAGAACGGGCGCAGATTACTACGAAGGTGCGACTTGCCCGACCTGGTTGCAGTTTATGGAGGAGCTATTCCCCGCCCAGCCTGCCATGCAGGCGTATGTTCAGCGGGCATGGGGCTACTCGCTCACCGGCGACATTCGAGAACAGTGCTTTTTTATGTGTCACGGCCTGGGCGCAAATGGCAAAAGCACATTCCTAAACGTGTTGCACGCGCTGCTGGGCGACTATGCCCAAACCGCTGACTTTACGTTGTTCGAGGCAGATACCAGCGAGAGCCGGAGCGACCTAGCTAATTTTCGTGCGGCGCGTGTGCTGACGGTGGCAGAGAACGACCAGGACAAACGATTGGCCGAGGGACGCATCAAACGCATCACAGGTGGCGAGAAGATCACCGCGCGAGAGCTATACGCCATGCCGTTCACCTACAAGCCGAAATTCAAACTGTGGATGGCGATGAATCACAAACCCGTTATTCGCGGTGCTGATGATGGCATCTGGAGGCGCATTCAATTCATCACGTTCAGTCAATCGTTCAAGGGGCGCGAGGACAAAACTTTAGAGCAACGGCTACGAGGCGAACTGAGCGGGATTCTCAACTGGGCACTACATGGCCTGCGCGATTGGCACGCACAGGGTTTAAACCCGCCCGCCGAGGTGAGGCAGGCCACCGAGGAGTATCGGCGCGAGAGCGATCTCATCGGCCAATGGATTGAAGCGTGTTGTTTGCTGGATAACAAAATGATGATGAACGCCGCCGATGGATACGAGAGCTATACCAAGTGGTGTGAAGAAGTGGGCTTGCGGGCCGTGGCAAAAGTGACGTGGGGGCGGCAGTTGCGCGAGAAAAACGTTCAGCCGTATCTGTCATCGGGGCAAGCAAAATATCGCGGCATCGGTCTTAGAGACAACCGCGAACTAAACATACAGGTGTGAGATGAAAAAACAAAAAGCCCAAAAACGCGTTGGACTGTTGTTTGTCAGCCAGGCCACCTACGACGAGGCCATGAAAAAGATAGACGAGACCAGCGCAGACGAGACGACGATGGCGGCGTTATCTGACGATGACGCAAGCATGTTTAACGAGGTGATTGATGGAACTATGCAAGACGCTGGTGAGTTACGGATTTGAGTTGCGCATAGTGAGAGATGGCGACATCGAGCGTGTGGAGGCCAAACGCACGGCACACACCACGCTGACCGTGAAAGCCTCATCGCAACTGTTACTGCAACTCAGTCGCTGCCAAGATCAGGCATTGAGTTACCTGAGCGGCAAGAAAGAAGTTGTATATGTGATTCCTCGTGTACGGCAAATTGAAGAGCGTTTAGACAGCGGCCAGGCCAGCGAGTTAGAAGAGGCGGCTTTGGTGCACGAGTGGAATCACCTGATGGGATTTGAGCCACATCACGGCAACGAGAGCAGAGAACAACTATGGAGGCGTGCTGTCGCGGAGTGGCATCAGCAAGGAGTAAGAAAATAACAAATGGCTACATCACAACACATCGCCGCCATCGGCGCAGCGCAACCACATAAGCCGCTGACAGTGTATCAGCGCCGCCGAAACGATCGGGCGCAAAAAGATTTCGCAGAATATCAAGCACAGCAAAATGAGCTTGATATTCAAAAGAAGATCGAAGAGCTATTGCAGGTGACTGGCTGGTTAGTGATTCGCATGAGCCAAACCCGCGCTGTGTATGGCGGTTTGGTGGGACTTCCGGACGTGATGGCATTCCGGCGCGGTGTGACGTTGTTTATCGAGTGCAAACGAAACGCTGCCAGCAAACTCCGCGATTCTCAAAAACATTTTGCGCAGAATATTCGTGAACATCTCTCGCCTACGCTGCGATACGTCGTGGCGTATAGCGTTGAAGATGTTGAAAAGGTGATATGACACTCGCAGTAGGCCAGATCATCAAAACCGGAATCAACGAATGGATTGTTGACGACATCAAAGACGGTGATGTGTTTATGCGAATTGTGCGCGGCAACATAGCGTATTTGCCGGGTGTTCGTATGAGCATGTCCATTGTGGAGGAGGCCATGAAAATGACGCATCCCGAAACTCTCAACCCAAACGGCATTACCGCTATGTTGCAAGCAGAACGCAAGGAAGCAGCACCCTCGCAAGCCGCGACCGCAACGCGCTTGCGGGTTACTGCCTCATTTTGGAGGGGAAATAGATGACCCGCCTACGCAATGCTCGCGGCCAGTTTTTACCAACCCGCGAGCCGCTAACGCCGCTCATTTGGGAGCAAGCCGACGCTACGCTATGCGTAATAGCAAAGCCAAAGCGATGCTCGATCTGCGGAGGGCTGCGAGATCGCGGGCCAGATCAGCGGTATTGCGCAGCGTGCCACGCAGAGGCGCAGCGAAAGTATCGCAAGCGCCAGGCGGCACTAATTGAGGCCGGAAGGGCTGCATTAGCAGCCGCGTGAAACGGTTTTTAGGCCGCGTGAAACGGAATGTTTGATGCGAAACATATGGACAACACAAACAAGATTTTGATAGGTCTTTTTGCTGCGTTGATGTTAACCGGTTGTGGCGCATCCGCTGGCTTTGACGCACAAGCACAGCGCGGCTATGCCGATGCTGTGCATCAGAACGCACTAAATGACGCGACTGCGCTTAGCACAGTTAGCACAGC